GCAGAATATGGCGATCTCGCGAGTCAGCTCGTCATGTTCTCGCGCATGATCGAGAGCGACGCGCATCTCTCGTCGATCATTCAGACGCGACGTCTCGCGGTGAAGAAAGCAGAGCAGCAGATCGTCCCGCCCGAGGGCTTCGAAGAAGACGATCGCGCTCTCGCCGCTATCGCGTACGTCGATCAGCTCATCTCGCAGATCATCGGCTTTCAAGATCTGATCCCGACCCTGATCGACGGGCCCGTGCGCGGCTTCGCAGCGAACGAGATCATCTGGGACGGGCCGGTTCCGATCGCTGTCGTCGACGTGCCGGACTACGTCTGGCGCTGGTACTCGGGGAAAGGTCTTCAGATCAAGCTCAAGTCGGGAAACTGGATCGACGTTCCCGCTGACAAGTTCATCATTCACTCGCCGCGAGGGCACTCGTCAGTTCTGACGCGACGCGGGAACATGCGCTCGATTGTGAAATGGTGGCTCATCAAGAACATCACGACTCGAGACTGGGCGTCGTTCTGCGAACTCTTCGGAATCCCGTATCGAAAGCTCACGTACCCGTCGACGTTCAGCTCGAGCGACCCGGTCGTGACTCAAGTCATCGAAGCTCTCTCGACGATGGGCGCGAGCGGCATTGCAGCGCTTCGAAAGGACTTCGAACTCGAGCTGATGTCGAGCGCTGAGACGAGCGGGCGCGGCTACACCCCGCACGAAGGGCTCGTTCGCTGGTGCGATGCTCAGATGTCGAAGTCGATTCTCGGGCAGACGCTCACGGTCGACACCGCTCAGGCGACCGGCACGTACGCAGCGGCGACCGTTCACAACGAGGTCCGACTCGACATCGCGCAAGCTGACGCAGAGGCGATCGGAGAGACGATCAAGCGTGATCTCTTCACGCCCGCTGTCGGCTACGGGCTCGGGTGGGACTACCCGATCCCCGAGCTGCTGCTGACGATCGAAGATCCGGTCGACGAGAAGTCTCGAGCTGAAGTGCTCAAGACGGCAGCAGTCGATCTCGAGCTGCCGATCGCGCTCTCGACGATCTACGAAGAGCTGCGCATTCGCGAGCCAGAAGAAGGCGAGAATCTGCTCGAGATCTCGCGAGACGTCGCTCTGCCTGCTGCGAGCCCGTTCGGTGACGCAGCAGCAGCGGGCGATCAGCAGAACGCAGCAGACGCGATCCTCGCTGCAACGGCGCAGCATCAGAAGCGTCTCGAGATCCTCGGGCGCGAAGATCTGCTCGGAGAAGTGCCGCTCGCTCTCGAAGCGCTCGCTCTGCTCAGCGATCGCGAGTGGCGCGAACTCGAGAGCGAGACGATCAGCGAGTCGATCGCTCGCATGATCAAGGCGAACCCGGAACTCGGGCGCGACCCGAAAGAGCTGCTCAGACGGCTCGAGACGTACTACGTCACGCACGATCCCGAAGAACTCGCAGACGTGCTCGAGCGAACGATGAACTCGTCGATCGTGAACGCAGCTCGAGAACTCGACATCGAAGACGAAGACGCAGACGAACTCGATCTCGAGGAGGCTGAACCGAATGGCTGATCGCTGGTCACGAAAGCCGCTGAACGCGAACGAAGCGCTGAAGCTGCTGCGCGACGTCAAGTCGATTCCCCCTGAGCTGTTCAACGAGCTGACGCCGTCGATGAAGCGAGCAGCGTTCACGATGGCGAAGATTCACGACGCAGCGGTGCTGAATCGAATCAAGCGACAGATCGAACTCTACATGCGCGAGGGATGGGACGAGCTGCGCTTCGCGAGCTGGCTCGAGTCGAACGCTGTCTCGTGGAACAGAGCGTACTCTCGAATCGTCTTCCGAAACGCGACTCAGAATGCGTACAACGTCTCGAGATATCGCGTTCACATGCGCGAAGACTTCGTGCGCAGATATCCGGCGCTCGTTTACGACGCAGTGATGGACTCTGTCACGTCTGCGTTCTGCAAGCAGCACAATGGGCGCTGGTGGTGGCGACGAGACTTCCCGAAGAGCATCTACCCGCCGAATCATCATGGGTGTCGATCTGTGATTCGAGCTGTCACGAAGACGACGACAGAGCGCTCAGGGTGGGACAAGAGACGTGCAGATGGAATGGTTTCGAAAGAAGGACCCGACTGGCCCGGAACGCCGCTCGATGGGTGGCAAGGGTCGCTCGATCGACGACTTCGCATTCTGAAGAAGTCGCTCGGTTGACGAGAGGAGGCATGATGGCGACAGTACGGCTCAACGACGCGGGAATGAAGCGAGCGCGTGATCTGATCGCGAGCGGCGACGTCATGAAGAAGGGCGCGTGGGCGTTCTCAGCAGAAGAGAGCGCAGCGATTCTCGGCGACCCGCCCGACTGGGAGCGTTACGGAAGCTCGCATCTCGGCATCAGAACCGGCACGTCTCGCAAGACTAAGCAGGCGTACGTCTACCCGTACGGGAAGGAGAGCAAGATCTTTCGATCAGCTCTCGTCGCTGCTCGACAGCGTGCAGCTCAGCAGGGGCATTCGGCAGTCTTCAACGCAGCCGGGAAGCTGCTGCAAGAGATCGACGGGACGGCAGAGATGTCGCGCTCAGTCGTCGAGAACATGAAGACGATCGGCGCGTTCGCTGCTGAGCCCGTTCCCGTCGAGTGGGACGAGCTTCCCGAACTCGTGATTCAGCTCTTGCCGTATACGGGCGACGACACGATCACGCTCGTCGATGGGCGGCAGCTCAAGGTCAGCGATCGCTCGATTCAGAGCGTCGCGGACAAGTTCAACGCGAGAGAGAATCCGCTCGTGCTCGACTACGATCACGGGACTTTCAATCCATTTCTCGAGATGGGCTCGCTCGCTGCCGGGTGGATTCAAGAGATCTGGCCCGTCGCGAGCGACGCGAACATCAGCGAGCTTGCCGACGAGCGAGTTCGCGCTGCTGCCGAGACGTACGGTCCCGGCATCTACGCAGTGATTCATCTCACCGAGAAGTCGACGCAGCACGTCAGGGCTCGCGAGTATCAGTTCGTCTCGCCGGTCGTTGTGCAGAACGACGACTTCGAAGTTCTCGAGCTGCTCGGTGCAGGGCTCACGAACGATCCCGCGATCGACGGAATGATGCCGATCGCAGCGAAACGGGATTGCAGTGGTAGCATGGAGTCGGCTCGCGGAGATGCGACGTCGGGTGCAGCGAGCGAGGGCTCGAACGATCCGACGCCCGAGACGACAGGAGAAACGGACATGGATCTCGACAAGATCTCTGCCATCGTCGGCAAGAGGGTCGAGTCCGAAGCTCAGGCTCTCGAGCTGCTCTCTGCGATGAAGGCGCGTTCCGACGCCGCAGAGGAGAACGCGACGAAGGTCGCGGAACTCGAAGCCGAGCGTCTCGATCGCGAAGCGACCGAAACTGTCGCAGCGGCGATCGCGGACGGCCGTCTCGCGGAAGCGCAGAAGGACTGGGCGCTGTCGCTCTTCAAGAGCGATCGTCAGGCGTGGAATTCCTACGTCAAGGCGACCGAGCCCGGCACCTTCTCGCAGGAGAAGAAGCTCCCGCCGCAAGATCGGCTCACGGACAACACCGACGACGACGATTCGACGATCGACTTTCCCGAGAATGTGAAGTTCTTCGGGCAGACGATCAACGTCAACAAGGAGCAGCTCGCCGCGCTGAATAAGGCGTGTCAGCTCTCTCGCGACAAGTTCAACGGCGACCTCGCTCGAGCGATCCGCGCCGTGCGGAGGTGATCAATGGGCATCGAAGTTCAGCCGCTCATGACGTTCACCGCGACCGCGTACGAGGCGATCGGCGCGGGCGAAGCGGTGTCGTTCCGTTCCGATGGGACAGTCGAGCAGCTCGTGACCGACGTCTCGCACTTCGCGGGCGTCGCGAAATACGCTGCCGCAGCTGGCGAAGCTGTGACGGTTCAGTGGGGTCTTGTGAACGTGTCCGTCAACGGGACGGGCTCGGCGGGCGACGCTCTCACCGCAGGCGCGGACGCGGGCAAGCTCGACTCGACCTCGACCGCGACCGACCCGATCGTCGGCTACGCTTTCGCAGCGTGGACCGCCGACGACACGGTGAAGGCGTTCATCTACCCGAACTTCTCGCGTCTCGCGATCGCGTAGGGAGGTAACAGATGGACGCAAGACTCGACGCACTGCAACTCGACATCAATCCGCTCGAATCCGCGCTCTCGATCGGCTATCAGATCAACGGACTCGTTTCGCATCTCTTCATGCCCGTCTATCGCGTCCCGAATCGGACGTTCAAGGCCCCGATCTACGGGGTCGAGGGCTTCGAGATCGTCGATGCTCGTCGGGCGCTGCACAGCGACCCGAAAGAGATCTCTTGGACGGTCTCGTATCAGGAAGAGGCTCTCACCGAGTACGCGCTTCAGATGCCGATCGACAATCGCGAGACCGAAGCGGCGAACCTCGCGGGCATCTCGCTCGAGAGTCGCGCTCGGATGACGTGCCAGCGTCACTGCGCGATCACTCGCGAGTACGACTCGGCTCAGATCTTGCTCAATACCGCGAGCTATGACACCGGCAACTCGACGACTCTGTCGACTCAGTGGGACACGGTGACGACCGCGCCGCAGAGCGACGTCGATCCGATCGTCGACATCGAAGCCGGGAAAGAGGTCGTGCGCGGCAAGACGGGCATGGTCCCGAACTACTGTCTGATGGGACGAGCGACGTGGCTCGCCTTCAAGTCGAACTCGTACATCCTCGATCGCGTTCCCGGTGGCACGGGCTCCGATTCGACGGTCAAGAGCGTCTCGGTCGCTCAGGCGAAAGAGATTCTCGAAGTCGATCAGCTCTTCATCGCGGGCTCGGTCTATCACGACGGCTCGAGCTTCGCTGACATCTGGGGCGACTGCTGCATTCTCGCGAATCAGAATCCGACCCCGAGCGACACCGAAGAGCCGACGTTCGGCTTCACGCTCGCTCGTCAGTACGCCGAGATCGAGGGACTCCCTCTGCTCGGTCAGGCGGGCTCGTGGCAGAAGTCGCCGTGGGTGACGGGAGTCTGGTACGGCGAAGAGTATCTGACTTGGGTCGCTCTGAACACGGCGGGCTATCTCATTCTCGACACCGCGACGTAGAGGCGACCCGTCGAGACGATCGTTGATCAGGGCGGGTCGGCTCACGTCGGCCCGCCCTTCTTAACAGAAGGCGAGAGAAGATGACGTGGCTGATTCATGAGCGCATGAACTACTCGAGCAGCGAAGGACTCGTGCTCGCTGGCACCCCGTTCGAAGTCAGCGAGAAGAGCGAGATCGAGCGCTTGAAGTCGAAGCGCGGCTTCGAGCAGATCACCGCGAAGGCGGCGAAAGCGCTGCTCTCGGGCGAGCCCGCGAACGACGACGAGAACGACGACGAGAAGGGCGACGACTGAATCGAGGTGACTCGTGGGGAATTACCTAATCTTCGACGCCGACACGAACGATCTCGCGAGATACATCTCGAAGCAGTCGCTCGAGAACATCGTCGACGACATCGGCGTCGAGACAGATGCGACCGCTGCCGTGAACGATGCGATCGACGCGAGCGAGAGCGAGGTCGACTCGTACATCGGGCGACGCTACACCGTGCCGCTCGCTTCGCCGCCCGAAGTCGTCGTCGATGCTGCGGGCGTGCTCACTGTCGAGCGTCTCTATCTGCGCGGGCACGGCGCACCCGACAAGCTCGTCGCTCGAGCGACAGCGATTCGAGCGTGGCTGCGAGACATCTCGAAGGGCGACGCTTCACTGCCCGATCAAGATCCGGTTCCGACCGAGACGACGAGCGCTGATGTCGTGACGATCGAAGCTGAAGATCGAGAGCTGACTCGCGAGACGCTCGGGTTCTGGTGATCAGATGTCGAGCTGGAAGTGGACGACCGAGACAATCTCGATGGACGCAACCGACACCGGGCGCGTCTTCGATCGACTGATCAGAGAGTTCGGAAACCCGTTCGAGATTCATCGCATCAGCGCTCAGACTGCGCTCGAAGGGATGCAAGCTGCGTTCGCTCGAGCTGTCGACCCCGCGACGGGCGTCCCTTGGCCAGCGCTGAAGCCGAATACAATCGTCTCGAAGGGTCACGCGACGCCGCTTGTGAAGAGCGGGAAGCTGCGCGACTCGCTGCACGAGGGTCGACCGGGGAACGTCTACGTCGTCACGTCGAAGCGAGCGAAGGTCGGCTCGAGACTGAAGACTGCCGTTCTCGCTCAGTTCGGGACGAAGCGTCACACTATCGTTCCGAAGCGAAAGAAGTTTCTCAAGTTCGCGACGACTGAGGGCACGATCTACGCTCGTTCGGTCTCGCATCCGGGGACGCCGCCGCGCCCGATCGTGGGCGTCTCGAGAGGGACGCTCGGCGAGATTGATCGACGCATCAATATTTATCTCGACAAGATCAATCGGGAAGCGAGTGAGCGATGAGCACGAACCTCGACTTCACTGAACTCGAAGATGCCGTCGTCGAGCGTCTCGACTCGAGTTCGCTGCTACAAGGGAAAGTCTTCGCGGTGACGACGCCGTTCGTCGAAGCGACCGACTTCCCGGTGCCGCCGCTCGTGCTGATCGGCGTCAACTCAGAGCGAAGAAGCAACGAAGGGAGCGCGATCGGGGTTCCGATCGTCGTGAAGTACGACGTCGCGCTTCATGTGATGCTCGTCGCGACTCGATTCAGAGCGCGACAGGGAACGCTCGGGTCGCATCCGCTTCTCGCTGAAGTGAAAGATCGACTCTTCGGGTGGCAGCCCGATCTCGTCGACGTCAAGCGACCGCTGGTGCTCGAGGCGTCGGCGCACTACGATGACGATGAAGAGCGTCAGCTCTTCTTCTGGCTGATGGAATTCTCGACGATGATTCTAGTTCGCGAGCCGAACGATTAGGAGGCATGATGGCGAAGAAGTACGAGCTTCAGTACTCGGGCACGGGCCCCGGTCAAGCTGCGACGATCGAGCGAGCCGGGTTCGTGTTCTATCGGGGATGCTCGACCGAAGTTCCGAAGAAGGTCTTCGACGAGCTGAAGGACGAAGAGGGCTTCGCAGATGCGAACGCTTCGTCTGCGAAAGAAAGCGAGGGCGTAGATGGCTGACCATCTCGAGGGACGGCAGGCGAAGTGCGTGTTCATCGAAGAAGCCGTGTTCGGAACCGAGCAGGGCACTCCGACCGGGTACGCGCTCCCGTACACTTCAATGGATCTGAATCCGGGCGAGGGCTTCGTCGACTTCGAAGAGATCGACGCGAACACCGCGCCGCCGAAGCCGATGCAGGCTCGGCACAGCCCGAGCGGGCGCTTCACGTTCCCGCTGCACTGGGACGCAATCGGGTGGCCGCTCAAGTACGCGATCGGCGTTCCCGACACGACGGGCAGCGACCCGTATACGCACGTCTTCACGCTCGGTGACGCGACGCAGGGCGAAGCTCCCGGCTTCGAGATCGAGCGTCAGCAGGGCGACGCGACCGCTGCGAACGCTGGTCACAAGTTCTGGGGCGGGCGCGTCTCGACGTTCAGCTTCGCGCAGGATCTCGAGGGCGCGGTCGACTTCGACATGGATGCTCAGTTCTTGCGACACAACGACTGGTCGACGGTCGACGTCGCAGCTCCCACGAGCTACACCTCGGACCCGATCGACGAGATGATCGGGATCATTAAGGTCGGTGGGACGCAGGTCGGCTACATCGCCGCTTTCGGATTTACGGTCGACTGGCAGCTTTCGAGCGACGTCTTCCCGATCGGGAATCAGGGCTGGCGCTCGTCGCTCGCTCGCGGTCGGACGCGCTGCAACGGGACGCTCGATGCGTTCTTCACCGACGACGTTTACACCGACTTGATCGCTGCTGCCGAGGATCAGTCGACCGTCGCATTCGACGTCGAGTACGTCGAGACTGCTGCGACGCTCGAGCTGAAGATCGACATCAATTCCGCGCTTCTGAAGGTGACGGGCGAGCCCGTGCCGTCGAGCGCGGGCGTGAACGTGCAGTTCGACTGGAGAGCTTACGGGACGGGTTGCCTCGTGATGACTCTCATCAACTCTGTCGCGACCTACTAACCGAAGGAGGCGTGAGATGGACGTTCGAGAAGCCGACATCGCGATCGAGGACGCGATCGACACGAGCGAGATCTTCGACTCGCCGATCGCCCTCGGAATCGGAGCGGGCAAGGGCGAGCCCTTCCCGTATCGTCTGCGACTGCCGATCGAAGGGAAGCAGAAGAGCGAATGGCCCGTCGCGACGTTCTGGCTGCACCCGCTGACGCTCGGCGTCGCTTCGCTGCTCGACGAGAAGGGCATCGACCCGAACCCGGCGATCACCGAGATGGGGATGCTGATGAAGCAGAACCGCGAGTACTCTCAGCACCTCGTCGACAAGGGCAAGGGCTGGTCGAATCTCTATCGAGTCGACGGCTCGAAGTGGGACTATGAAGCGTGCTCGAAAGAGCACGACGGAACGAAACGCGATCCGCGAGTTCAGCTTGCCGAGCTGGGCGCTCTCTTCGGTCTTCTGAAGGCGCGCTGCATCTCGGCGGCTGTCACGATCAACAACGTCGCTGAGGGAAACTCCGACAGCTCGTCCGACATTCTTACGGAACCCACGGACGAGCTGAGCGGAAAGCTCAACGACTTGAGCTTCGACTGAAGAAGCACAGGAGGGGCGATGAGCTTGCGCCCCGAAAGACTGACCGCCCGCCAGTGCTCCCGCAGAACGAGGGAGTCTGGCGGGCTTTCCTGCTCGTTCATTCGTGTCGCACGATCGGCGCGGGCGGGCTCGGCGGTTTCGACTGGACGAACGTCGGAGAGCTGCTTCGGCACTGGCACGGCATCGAGACGACTGCTGAGCTGCATCAAGGACTCTCGATCTGCGAGAGCGAGATGCTCAAGATCGACGAGCAGGTTCGATCGAAGAAGAGAGCAGCGCGAGCGACGCGATCACCTCGTCGACGCGCTCGTCGGAGGTAGCCGTGCCACGTAGCCAAGTCGACATCGACATTCTCACGCACCTCGGTTCAGCGATCAGCGAACTCGGCAAGATGCAGCAGGCGATGGTCGGGCTCGGCAACGAGTCGCAGCAGACGGGCTCGAAGCTCGATCGCACGAAGCAGCGGCTCGGGGCGATGGGGCCCGCTGCGACGAAAGCGTTCGCGACAGCGTCAGCGGCGATCACGGGCTCGACGCTCGCGTTCGCGTCGTACGAGACGCAGCTCAAGAACGTTCAGAACATCTCGGGGCAGACAGATGCCGAGATGGCGCAGATGACGCAGCGCTTCATGGATCTCCCGCCGACGCTAGGTGAAGCCGACGATCTGATGCGCGGTCTCTATCAGACGATCAGCTCGGGCGTGACCGACGCCGATGCCGCGTTCGAAGTCGTCGTGAACTCGGCGAAAGCTGCGAAGGGCAACCTCGCAGACATGACGGTAACCGTCGACGGTCTGACGTCGATTCTGAATGCGTACAAGCTCGAGTCGAGCGAGTCGATGGCCGTGCTCGACGCGATGACGAAGACGGTCGATCTCGGGAAGCTCACGTTCGAAGAGCTTGCGTCGAACATCGGCAAGGGCATTTCGATCGCTGCTGCTGCTGACGTCTCATATCAAGAGCTTCTCGCGACCCTCGCGACTCTCACGCTCAACGGTCTGAGCGTCGAAGAGTCGATGACGGGCATTCGAAACATCTTGAACACGGTGCTCAAGCCCACCAAGGAGGTGACAGACAATCTCGAGGCGATGGGTCTGCACATCGACGCGACGACCCTGAAGAACGACGGGCTCGCAGCGACGATGGCGAAGGTCGCGTCGCGCATCGGTGACAATAACGAAATGGTGACGATGTTCTTCCCGAACATCAGAGCCATGAACGGCGCGATGGCGCTCGCGAGCGAAGAGGGCGGCGCGAAGCTCGACGACACGATGCAGCAGATCATGGAATCTGCGGGCAAGGTCGAGTCGAACTTCTCGAACATGAGCAGCGGAACGCAAGCGTCGTTCGACGCGCTCGTCGCTCAGACGAAGAAGGCAGGAATCGCGTTCGGAGAGCTGACGAGCGAAGCGCTGCTGCCGCTGATGAATGTGCTGACCGACTTCATGCAGACGCTCACCGCTCTCGATGAGCCCGAGCGACGTCTGATCGCGAACACGACCGCGCTCGTCGCTGCGATCTCGGGTGGCATTCTCATCGCTCCGAAGGTGATCGCCGGGTTCCAAGCGATCTCGGCAGCGTTCATCACGACGTCGACAGCAGCAGGGACAGCGACGAGGTCGATCAAGGCGTTCAACGTCGCGATGGGTCTCGCTGTCGCAGCGGGTCTCGCGCTTCAGTACGGCATCAACAAGCTCGCAGAGCACATCGACAAGACGTCGGCTGCGATGAACGAAGCGAGCATCGAAACGACGAAGCAGGCGAAAGCGTTTCAAGACGCGATGACCGAGAACGGCGCGAAGCTGAGCGTCTACGCTCAGCAGCTCGGCGTCACCGCGACAGCAGAAGAGGGACTCGGAGAAGCGCTGCGAAAGCGGATGCTCGAGCTGCGCGGGCAGGGCAAGCTCACCGCTGAACAAGAGAAGGTTCTGAAGTCGTACGTCGACAATCTGAAGGGCGCTCGCGACGCGACAGACGATCTCGAAGAAGCTGAGCAGGATCACATCGAGACGCAGCAGGATCTCGCAGAAGCGCTCGCAGAGTCGGGCGAGCTGCTCGCTGCGATGAAGCAGCACGGCGAAGAGTGGGAGAAGGCTCAGAAGAAACTCAAGGACGGGACCGAAGACGCAGACGCAGCTCAGATCGCGTTCGCAGAGTCGCTCGGGCAAGTCTCGATCATCGCGAGAGACCCTGAGCCGCTGACGGGTGCAGAGCGTCGGACAGCTCTCTACGGGGACAGCGCTGCTGATGCAGCAGACGACGTCGACGAGCTGACGATCGCAGTCGAAGCGCTGAACGACGAGACGGGGGAGAACATCAAGCCCCCGCCCCCGTGGTCTGAAGACTGGCAGAAGGCACTCGACAAGATCTCGATCAACCTGAAGGACTCGCTCGCGATCGCGATCGGCGACTCGCTCTTCGAGGGCTTCGATTCGGTGGGCGACTGGATCGGCGGCATCTTCGAGAGTTGGGGCGAGACGTTCATGGACGTCTGGAGGAATCAGGTCTTCAACGGCGAGACGTTCTCGGCGTTGATGTCGGGCGACATGAGCTTCGCAGATCTCGCAGGCTCGATCGCGCAGCAGGGCGCAGAGAATCCGTGGGTCTACGGGCTAGGAGGCGCAGCAAGTATCTATTCGGGATCGCAGACAGGTGGGGTCGGTGGCGCTCTTCAAGGCGCGATCGGTGGCGCGAGCATGTGGGCGTCGCTCGCTCCATTGCTGACGGGCGCAGCGGCGACCGGTGTCGGGCTCGCGATCGCTGCGGTGATCGGCGGCGCGATCGCTCTCATGGGCTCGTCGTCACCCGAGACGCCATTCTTCAGCGCTCAGCTCGGCGACCCGATGGGTCTGACCGGCGCGACCGGGTTCAACGTCACTTCGTCGGGTGGGCACATGGGCCTCGACGAAGAGTCGAGGCAAGTCTTCGAGCAGCAGATGAATCTACTCGTCGAGCAGACGCAGGCGGGATGGCGCGACGCTCTGCTGATGTTCGAGGATCTCAGTCTGTTCGAGATGGTCGGTGATCTGCCGAGCGCGGTCTTCGGCGGGATGGAGATGTCGACGTCGGAGTTCGCTGAGTACTTCGGCGAGGTCTGGCTTCCCGATCAGATGCAGAACATGTTCCGCGAGGCGATCGACAGCGGGCTCGGGAACTTCAACGTCACGCAGCAGACGCTCGACAGACTGTGGGACGAACTCGGCGTTCTGCCCGGTCCCGATCGTCTGCAAGCTCTGACAGACTACATTGAAGCGATCATCGGCACCGCTGAGCTGATCGAAGACATGCAGTGGGACTCGCTGCTCGACGAGATCGGTCAATCACCTCGAGATGCGTTCGTCGAGTTCATGCGCGGCGGGCTCGAGCAGATCGACTTGATGATGCTCGGCTTCGACGAGATGTCGCTGATCGAGCAAGCTCGGCAGGCGAACGACATCAACGCTCTGATCACCGCAGCTCGTCAGCAGGAGATTCAGTATCTCCGACAGATCGAGCAGATCAGCTCGCAGATCTCGTCGTCGATCGGGTCGCAGATCGAAGATCTGCGTCTCGGCGGGATGAGCGAGTTCGGGCAAGCGGACTACATCAGCGGACAGCTCGAGGACATCTTCGCTCAGATCATGGGCGGCGGTCTCTCGCCCGACGTCGTCTCGATGCTCGTCGGCGATGCGCAGAACTATATCTCGATGCTCGAGCAGATCATGGGCGAAGAGGGACTCGCCGCTCGTCTGCCCGACGTCTTGACCGACTTCTTCGGCTCGAGCGCGTTCGGCAATCTCGACGAACTCTTCCCGCAGGGTCTTCCCGCAGACATGACGGGACGCGAGTTCTTGATCGCGCTGCTCGAGCAGCTCGGCACCGTCAGTGAAGCAGCGCTCGAAGAGTCTCGACAAGAGGCGCAAGAGCTGAATGATCAGTACATCGAGCGACTGATGTCGATTAATGAACGATTGACAGGTTTCGACGGTGGGTTAGAAGGGCTCGCAGGTGAAGGAGGCACGATCGACTCGACTGCCGAGAGCATGGATTATCTCGCGACGAAGTCTGCTGAGTTGGGCGACGAGTTCGAGCGCGTGACAGCAGCGCTCGGCGGGTGGGACCCGAACTATCTCGAAGACGCTCTGCGCGAGCGCGTGATGATCAACATCGACCCGAATCTCGCCCCGTTGATCGAGCTGATCGAGCAGATTGTCGCAGCTCGAACGGGCGGGACTCCGCTGCCGCCGCCTGGGGGAATTTACTGATGCCGCTGCCGAGTGATCTGCTGACAGTTCTCGAGTCGAGCTGGCGCGAGCTGCGATACTTGCTCGAGATTGACGTGTCGCCCGCGCTGCGCATCTGCTCGGGTCTCGAGCCGATCGTCTACGACTCGAACACGTACACTCCGAGAGGCTGGAAACCATCGAGCATCACGAGCGGCGACCCGCGATCTGCCGGATTCTCGGCGACGATCGAGGACATCGAGGGCGATCTCGAGACGCTCGCGTACGTTCAGGGCTGGACCGACGGTCGCGTCGCGACGTTGTACGTGCTCGGCTCTGAAGACGGCGAGACGTGGGCAACAGCGTGGCAACCGATCACGGCGAAGATTCTGAACGCTCAGGGCGGGCACGTCTTCTTCAATTTCGAGTGTCGAGGATCTGTCGGGCTCTTCGCTCACGCTGGACTCAAGATCGGCGATTCGCGCTGTCGACACGTCTACAAGGGCGCTCGCTGTCAATACGCGGGCTCGGAGGCGACATGCGATCGAACGTTCGACGCTTGCGAGACGCGCTCGGGCGGCGACAACTCGGAGCACTTCGGCGGTGCTCGTCTCGCGCCCGCTCCCGGTACGATCATCAATCTTGGCAAGGGCGGGCGAAACGTCCCGACCGCGCCGCCGATCAACAACACATGGAGCGGCGGGACTCCTCGTCGACGTCCTCAACAGATGGAGAATCCGAACGTCCCGCCCGTTGCAGTGAACGGGGGCGGGGGCGATGATCCCGGCAGCGGAGGTTCTACGCAGATGCTCGATCCGACAGTGCCGACGTCGCAGGTCGACTGATGACGATTCACTACTCTTTCCGCGATTCGTGGGCGATGATCGACGAGCTGACAGTCGGCGATCAGGGTCACACCTCGATCAGCGAGTACACCTCGGGAGCAGAGCAAGTCGCGGAGCTGTGGGGTCGAATTAAACGGGCGTACGACGCAGAGATCGCGCTCGACACGCACGACAATCAAGCGCTGATCGACGAGCTGCTCTGGCTGAAGCGTCAGCTCAGAGGGCAGGCGGGTCGACTGTGGGTCGCTGAGAAGCTGAGCGAGTGGATGAGCGACGAGTACTTCGGGACGGGCGACGGCTCGACGAAGGGCTTTCTCTTGCCCGCGTTCGGCACGTTCGAGCTGAGCTACCCGAAGATCTACGACGCGGGCGTCTGGACCGACGTCAACGGCGCAGAGGGCGCAGCGAATCTCGTGAGCGAAGATCTTGCGCTCGCTGCTGACGAGCAGGACTGGAGCCTCACGAACGCGACCGGGTACGAAGAGAAGAATTATCAGTGGCTCTGGACCGATCGTTGCACCGAAGCTGCGATCTCGTCGACTGCTCAGACGACGATCGAAGCGATCGCTGCTGAGCGCGTCGACGTCGCAGCGATGCCGGATGCTGCGGTCTTGTACGCGACGGTCGCGCTGCGAGGCGACGTCTCCAACGACATGAAGGTCGGGATCAGACAGTACAACTCGACTCCCTCTTCGATCGACATCACGTACGGCACAGCGACGACAATCTCGCTCGGCGAGTGGACGCTCGTCAGCTCGGGCGCGATCTCGCTCGTCTCGGGTCACGACACGGCGGGCGTGATCATTCAGAGCGACGGCACGCTCTCGAGCGCCGACGAACTCTACATCGGCGGCGTCTGTCTGAGTCTCTATCCCGGCGCGATGTGGTTCGACCCGACGACGTGCCCGCATTCGGTTCAATTCTCGACAGCTCCGACAGCCGGGAATCGTCTGAGCTTCACAGCTCGAGCGAAGCGCATGACGCGATGTCGACTCGCCGCTGACAATCTGAATCACGTCGTCGATTCTCACGGTCACGTCAAGATCGGGCGATTGAAGATGCTCGAGGTCGTCGAATGAGTCCACGTTCTCGCGCTGCTGCGAACCCGATTCAGCCGCCGACTGTCGTGCTCGATGGGTCGGGCTCGCCGTTCGGTCACTGGTGGACGCGGGGACCGTCTCTCGGAGGGCACGGGGGAAATAGCGCATCAGCGCTTCACACTCCGCGTCAGCTCACAATCTCAGCGTCGATTATCGGCGCAGTGATTCCCGTCTACTACGGGGCGCGAGAGATGCTCGCTGCTGGTCAGTGGTGGGGGTGGTATCGCACGAGCGACACGAGCTGGAACGGGTTCGCGATCTTCGTGCTCAGCGAGGGCGAACTCGGCTCGATCTCGAGCATTCAGCTCAACGACATCGACATCGCTGATCTCGTCGGCCTTTACGCTACGCCCGAGAAGTACGTGCTTCAGTATGAGTCGGAAGTCGGATCGGACTCGCAAGCTGCTCCGAGCTTTCTCACGGGAGTTGGTGGGATTCCGGGGTATGTCGAAGATCAGCCGGGTCTCGCGTACGTCGCGGTGAAGCTGAACACGGCAGACAGCTCGCCCATCCCGTCGTCAATTCGACTGACAGCGAAGGTGACCGGGCGCAAGATCTCGGACTTCAGAACGGGCGGCGCTGCTGCTGCGACGTCGAACCCGGTCGCGATCGCCTACGATCTGCTGACGAACACAGAGTTCGGGCTCGGCGNNNNTGCGTCGCTGATCGACACGGGTGCGGGCAGCTCGTGGAACGATGCTGCTGATCACTGCGACTCGCTGATGAGCGACTCGACGAAGCGCTACGAATGGAACGGTCCGATCTACGAACGCGATCTCTTCGCAGCGATTCAGACCGTCCTCGGTCACGCACTGATGGAGCTTCAGTTCGACACCGAGAGCGGGAAGTACATCATCGCAACGAGCGAGAGCGGACTCTCGAGCGTCGCGACGATCAGCGAGAGCGACTGGCGCACGATGCCGAAGTGGCGAGAGATTCCGCTCGCTGAGCGTCCGAATCACATCACCGCGTATTACACCCGCGCTGACACGTTCGAGCGAGCGAGCGTGACTGTCGAAGATCCGAGCGGCGTCACGGGCGCAGACATGCGTCGCATCGAGATCAATCTTCCCGGATGCTACAACGCGAGCATCGCGACAAGAATCGCGGTGAAGAAGTACAACCACGCAGCGACAGAGAAGTTCAGATGGTTCGGTCGTCTCGGTCCCGTGATCGCAGACGTTCTTCCCGGTCAGATCGTGACGCTGAACAGCCGCACGCTTTCGAGTCAGCTCGCTCGACTCGTGAAGAAGCAGCTCGTTCAGGGTTCGTTCGACACGTGGGAGTGTGAGTTCGTCGAATACGACTCAGCGACCGACTCGACTGCTGTCGCGACTGACGACACGCCGATCTCGATCGTCATCGACCCGCCCGACCCTCCGACCGCTTGCGACCTGATCTTCGGCGAGGCGGGCGACTGGGACACCGGAAACGCGGTCCCGGACGCGAACGACATCACCACGTCACAGGGGTGGACGATCGACGGATCGGCGTCGTCGGTCTACTACGGCAGCGGCGACAAGTACACCGTCTTGACGCTCGCGGGCGGCGGGACCGGGACCGAGCTTGCAACGATCAAGTATGACCTCGGCGGGTCGCTCAACGAGAATCAACTTTACATCGTGACGTTCCTCGCGAAGTCGTTGTCGCCTGACGCCAACTTCGAGGCGGCGTGGGATGCGCTCGGCGCGATCGAGCAGGGCAAGGTTCCGATCACCGCCGACGGGCGACTCCACCGCTACCGGATCATGTGCCGAGGGTCGAATACGTTCTCGCACAACTACATCATCTTCGGCGGGACTCGGCAAGCAGCCGCGCAAGACCTGACGATCCTCCGGCTTCGGGTTCGTCCGGTCATCTTCAATCCAGCGCTGAAGCTCTATGAGCGAATGACGTGGACCGAGGGAGCGAACGCAGCGACGACGGTCGAATTCTACCGAGCGGCGAACATCTACGGGCGCGAGTTCGGGCGCGTCGGCGTCGGATCGACTGAGATGGAGATCGAGTGGTTCGCGTTCGGGCTCGTGCCGATCCCGACCTATCTCGGGCGCTTCCCGACCGGACCCGATGACTGTATCTGGACCGCCGTCGGGCCGACCGGGTTGGTCGAAGACTTCCCGACGCCGACGACTTACACACCTGAGTCTCGAACCTTCGGCGGCACGATCTGGGAGCAGGACGACGCCGACTTCACCTCGTTGGCGCCCGGCGATCTCATGCAGTACGACGCCACAGCGGGCACGTGGGAGAACGCCGCTCTCGCGGATCTCGGGCTTGACGGTGCCGACATCGGTCTCGGCTTCACGCCTGACGGTCTTCTTCTCGGTCAGACGCTTATCAGCGGCGCGCTCGGCGTCATCGACGACTGGAACGCGAACGGGGTCATCTTCGACAACGATGCTGGTTGGCTCAAGTGGAAGAACGCCTCCAACACCGCTAGCCTGTTCGGGATCGTCATCAACTCCGACGACATCATCGAATTCGGGCAGGCGGCGACGCTGCCTAACGCGAAAGCTCTCCAGAGCATAGTTCAGGCGGGCGGCTCGTACCTCGACCTGATACAGCTCAACACGTCCGATGATGTCGAGGTTGGGAACACGTCCTCGACGCTGGAGTTGTTGAGCGACGGGACGATCGACGCGAACGGAGCCGACCTCGACGACGTGGAAGAGGTCCAGCTCGGGCTATTCCGACCGCTGAAGTCCACGACCTTCACAAGCGGGACGATCAAGGAGATCTGCCGCCTCTACGCCCAGGGGAATCCGAGCGGGTCGGGGATGCTCCTCTTCTACGACATCGAGGCAGAGGACGGGACCGACATCCAGCACGAAAGCGGTTTCGTGACCGCGAACATCGCCCGCGATTCGGCGGGCACGAGGTACGCCGCGACACCGGCGAAGATCACGAGTTCGCAGGTGGTCTCGACCGGGACGCTCACCGTAGCGATCGCCGCGATGGGGCTCGCCGGAGTGGACCACGGGCGCTTCCAAATCACAGTGACCTCGAGCCTGACCTCGCCGAAGATCACCGGGCGCTTCACCGTCATCGGTGGCGGGTCGCTCGGGCAGACCTTCACCTGGAGTATCTGATGAGCGTGACACTCTTCGACACCGGCTTGACCATCACCGATCCTCAGGCGGCGAGGCTCGACGCCTACGCGGTCGCGATCTGGCTCCCGAGGTACATCAACGAGCACGGCTCGGAGCCTGCCGGATGGCCGAGTCCGACGGCGCACGAGGTACTCGCTGAGTACGCCATTTTCGAGATGGTGAAGGAAACTGTCTTACGATGGGAGCTGAAGGTTGCGCGGTCGTCGATCGCGCTCGATCCGTGGGAGGGCTAGAGGATGCCACCGGATGATGACCGCAGAGAATCGTCGAGCCGTGTGGAGTTTTCAGACGGCAACGGGGGGACGACAGTCGTCTACTCGTTCTCGGTCAAGAGGGTGAACGCGATCGCCGGTCTGATCGTCTCGCTCATCATCATCGGCGGCGTCGTCTTCGGCGCTGTCCGCTTCGGCGTCGAGACCGCTGTTCACAAGGAGTTCGAGCATCAGCTCGCGGAACCTCGCTCGGATCTCAACCGGCACATCGACGCGAAGTTCACGGCGAGCTGCACGATCGCTCACAGTGGGACGCTCGTTCGGCTGCGGGCGGTCGAGAATCAACTCGCTGTCGTGCAGGATCAGAACGTTCGGCAGGCTGAGGAAATGCAAGAGCTGCGGCATGACATCCGCGAGCTGTTGAGGCGGACGGAATGAAGATGATCGGTTGGAAGGCGTGGTATCGAGGCGGGCAGGCGTGGTGCTCGAACGGCACAGCCTGGGCCGACCTTCCCGACGAGGGCGTGATCGGCGTCAAGATCTTGTTCGATGACGGGACTAGCCGCAACATGACAGGCAGCGACTTCTACTGGATGGCCGACATTCTCGGGGTGCCGACGCTCTGTCAGGGACTCCACGACGACCGACCGGCTGAGCGATACCCCGGCGCGTCGATCAAGCTCGGCGTCTGGACGACCGATGCCGAAATGCGATCCGTGCTCGAACAGATGGGGGCGTGGGAAGGCTAGACGATGGCGCAAGAGTGGCAACAGACGGGGACGGCTTCAGACCACACGGGTCTCAAGTGCGACTCGACGACGCTTGCCACAAGCCCGCTCTACCGCGAGTGTGCGCTCTCTGGCTCTGGCGGCTCTCAGGTCACCGTCACGCTCCCGGCGAAGCAAGACTACACTGCCGCGATCTTCGAGCCTGACTCGGCGCTCGGCGTCACCTCGATTCCCGCTGGAACGTGGAACGTCAAGGTCAACGTTACGTCGGCGGCGTCGAGCGGGTCGTACATCTCTGCCGTTTACATCTGCCGCGTCAACTCGTCCGGCGTCTCGCAAGCGACGATCGCCTCAGCGACAGGGCTGACCGTCGACGCCGCCACGACCGGGGTCAAGTCAATCGACGTCACCCAGGGGTCGGCTCACGCCTGTTCCGATACCGACCGCTGGTACGTTCAGGTCGTCGTCTACTCGAACTCCCACGGTGGGACGACGATCGGCATCACGCCGGATCAGCTCATCACCGACACGATCACAACGGCGCAGACGATCCAGTTCGCCGCGACGGCAGCGGCGGTGTCGAGCACGAACGACAACGTCACGCTTGACGCGCCAACGACGGTGCAGTTCGCCGCGACGGCTGCGGCATCGAGCACGACGAACGACGCGGTTACACTTCAGAACTCGATCAACTTCGCTGCGACGGCAGCGGCGATCACTTCGACCGGGGCAGCGTCCTCGAACCTGTGGCCGAATCCGTCGCTCGAATCCGGCATCGACGAATGGAACAGCTACAACGGCGGCACGATCGCACAGTCCACCGAGCAGTCGTGGGATAGCGATAACTCGCTGAAGGTCGGCGTGGCTGGCCCGTTCTACGGCGCGGTCAGCGATGTTCTTTCGGTCGTCGATGCCTCGACAACGTACACGCTAAGCTTCTATATCTACCCGCTCAGCGGGACGATGACAGTCAACGCGAGCGTATACGATCAAGACACCAACTGGCTCCAGAACACCGGGAATCAGAGCTACACCGCCGACACCTGGACGCGAGTCGAGATCACGTTCAACACCGGCGTCGGTGATACTGGAATCAAGCTCTATCTGGAACAGGGCACGTCTGAAACGACGAGCTACTACATCGACGGAATTCAGCTTGAAGACGGCGACTCCGCGACTCCGTGGCAGGGAGAGGGTGGTGCCGCCGAGCTGTCGATTACGGTCGGGCTTGCGGTCACCGCTGCCGCTTCAACGACCACGAATGACTCAGCGACGCTCGACATTGCCGCAGGCTGGCTCAAGCAGGAATCGTACCGGTGGCGATACAACGATGGCGACGAGGCTGGCGCGACATGGCGAGCGGCAGCGAATGCTGACCCGGCGACGGTCTATCCTGGTGTCGCCTATCGCCTGAGATTCTTGCTTCAGTCCTACGGTGGGGCTGACGTCCCGAGTGGCGCGTCTCTTTCGCTCTATTACAAGGGCACATCCGATCTCGATTACTTCAAGGTCCAGTCGGGCGCCGACGTCACCCCGGCGTCTTCCGGTCTGCAGGACGGCAGCGATACGACGCAGCAACTCGGCTCTGGCACCTTCGTCACACCGAATGCGGGGCAAGGTGAGGACGGGAACGTCACGTTGTCGTCCGCGATCCCGGATGGGCAAGAGGTCGAGGTCGAGTTCAGCTTCATCATTGATTATGCCGAGTACAACGATGGCGACACGATTTCCTTCCGCGTCCAGTTCGACAACGATGATGATCTCAACGCCTACACGTCCACGCCGAGCATCACATTAACGAAACCGGCCTATCAACGCTTCAGTGCGACCGCGTTCCGCATCCGCGATGACGACGGCACCGAAGCGACAGCATCATGGCTCTACGCTGCCGACACCAACGGTGCGGTTTCGCTCGACCAGACGTTCCGCGTCCGTTGGGTGATTGCCGAGCGTTATGGTGAGGACTTCTACACGAACGAGATCGGTCGTTACTTCTCGAAGTATCGGCTCAACGCGGGCTCGTGGCAGAACATCACCGTTGACAGCGGGTCGAACGTTCAGATCGACACGTCCTCTCAGCTCACCAACGGCGAGGATACGACGCAGCAACTCGGGAGCGGTTCGTTCATTTCCGACAACGATGGGCAGTGCGAGACCGCGTTCCCTTCGATCAAGCAACTTCCGGGCGGGTACGAGTGGGAGTGCGAGTGGTCATTCATTCTGGTTGCCGCTGATCTCACGCCCGGAGACCTTATCGACCTCGGTCTGACTATCAGATCGAACATCGCGGGACCTTACAGCAACCTCTACGACTTCGACACCCCACCACAGATCACCGCAGGAGTCACCCGCCAGCTTGCGGTCACCGCAGCAGCCGCAACGACGGCGAGTGACACCGCTGCACTCGACGCGAACCGCGATCTCGCCGTAGCCGCTGCCGCTGCAACGAGCACGGCAAGCGCGACCCTCGACGAGGGCGGGACTGTTGTTCAGTTCGCGGCTGCTGCTGCGGCGACCACGACGACGGCGACAGCGGCTCTCGACGCGAATCGGGACCTCGCAGTCACGGCTCCGAGTGTCGTCACGGCGAGCGACAGTGCGACGCTGAGCGTAGCCTCGACGGTTCAGTTCGCAATCACCGCCGATGGCGTGGTGTCGGCGAGTGACACCGCAGCCCTCGATGCCGGATGCACTTTCGCCGTCACTGCTGATGCGACGGTCGCGACGAACGACACCGCCGCTCTCGATGCGAATCGAGACCTATCGCTCACCGCTGGTGCAATCACAACTGCTGCCGACGACGCAACGCTATCTGTCGCTGGCGAAATTCATTTCAACCTGACATCGGCCGCATCGGTCACGGCGAGTGATAGCGCCTCGCTTGATGTCAGCAGCGAATACTACGTCCGAGCCGATGGAACGGCTTCGAAGGCGAACGCGACCGGGCCGCGGACGAGCGCAACTGACTGTATGTCGATGGCGACCCACAACGCCGCGAGCTTCGTCCCCGGCGATACGATCTACATATGCGATGACGGCGGCGTGTACCGAACGAAGCTCACCGCTCCATCATCAGGTTCGAGCGTCGCGGTGATCTTGTACCAGGGTCTCGGCTCGCCTGAGATCTACGGCTCGATCAACATTCCAGCCGGCAGCTACGAGTGGTATGCGAGCGGCAGCGGCACGAACGAGTTCTACCTCCAGGCGTCGGGCGGCGGTACCCCAGGGATCAGCGAGACGGATCTCGTCTACGTCGATGGCGTCGTCTTCGATGAAGGCGAAACGCTCGGATCGCTCAACGATCATGAGTTCCTGTGGGGCGACAATGACTCATTGGGATACTCGACGCTCTACATTCGAGACGACACCGGAGACCCAGACACTCAGGGTCAGAACATCGAAGTCGGGCAGGACGGATGCGTCCATTTCAGCGGCAAGGACCACGTCACGATCGACGGCGTCGAGTTCCGCTACGGCAACGGCGTCAACTATGACGGCGGCGTGAGGACAGATCCCGACTGCACCTACATCACCGTCCAGAACTGCGAGGCTCACTACAACAACGGCCAGGGGATCTCGGTCAAGGGTCACTACGGCACGATCGACAATTGCGTTGCCAGCTACAACGGGTCGCACAACATCTCCTGCGGCGGCACTGCGACCGAGCAGGCGACCTACATGGAGATCAAGAACTGCGTAGCTCATCACGGGATCACGCGCTTGTTCTTCGGTGCGCCGTGGGACGGCTATGGCTTCAAGCTCCTGTTCTGCCGGTATTCGTCGATCCACAATTGCGAGGCGTACTCGAACGACCTACAGGGGATCGACCTCGACGGGTCGCACGATGACGCGATCGGTACAGACGATTGCGAAGTCTACGACAACCTTGTTTACAACAACCAACAGAACGGCATTCTCGTCGAGATCTTCTCGAACCGGAACAAGCTCTATCGGAACATCGTCTACGACAACGGTCAGGATGATGGTGTTCAGAGCTATGAGTTCTCGATCACTCACCGATGCCACGACAACGAGGTGTGGGGGAACCTAATCTTCCGCACCGGGACGCAGACGACTTCCGGCCTGCTCTACATCAATGAGTATGAGGCGGGCTATGGCTGCGAAGGCACGCTGATCTACGGCAACACGATCGACGGGAACGACTACTCGACGAAGGGGATCTATATCGACGGCTATACCTCGCCTGTCGATACCGTCATCAAGAACAACATCGTTACTGGGATCAACGGCTCCTGTCTGCTCGTCAGCGGGACCTCGTTCACGAACCTGACCCACGATTACAACTGCTACTACCGGACGGGCGGCAACTCGACCGTCGTCACAGTCGACTGGGTCGGTAAGACGATCGCCGCCGCTTGCACAGACTGGACGCAGGAGTGTAACTCGTTCAACGAGCAGCCGGGGTTCTACGATCACGCGAATCAGAAATTCTGGCTGACCGGTGACTCGAACCTGATCGACCAGGGTGTGAACCTCGGCGCGAGCTACGATGACGCGCTTCTGCGTCAGTCGAGCTGGCCGGATGCGGTTGTCACCGATGACCAGGACAACCGAGGAGTCGGGTGGGAGATCGGGGCCTATGTCTACTCGACTCGCGAGCTATCGGCCACGGCTGCGGCAGTGGTCACGGTTAGCGACACTGCGACGCTGTCGATCACGGGTGAGATTCAGTTCGCGCTCACCGCCGATGCTGTGGTCTCGTCGAGCGACACGGCGACGCTCGATGCGAACCGAGATCTATCCGCAACTGCCGCAGGTTCGACCACTACAACGGACGCCTCGCTCGACTCTGGTCGGAATCTGACTGTCACCGCCGATGCTGTCGTCGCCACCAACGACAGCGCCACACTCTCGGTCACCTCCGCAGTTCAGCTCGCGGCTGCTGCCGCTGCGTCGACGAGCACGAACGACACCGCCGCTCTCGATGCGAATCGAGACCTA